AACCTTACCATTCTTGGCAACCTTTGGATTGCTTTCGGGTTGCGCGAGTATCGTGCAAATGGCGTGACCATGGGCGCGAAGGTGACGAATTGCGGACGCTTTAGAAGTGAAGCCGTTGATTGTATAAGACATGGTATATATTCCCTTTGCGTAACTATTAAAGATCAAGAAAGGCGATTGATACGCCAACTATCGCAGTTAAGATCATGGTGAGCGCCGCGCCTGTAATGTCACCCGTTGACGCTAAGAGAAGCGATAGGATGACTGTGAACAACGCGCAGGTTGATAGGATGAATTGAAGGAAGGTTGTCATGGTTATAATCCTTTTGGTTATTTGTTACGTTATAGGGACATTTGCATAACTCTTACGATAGCGCAACAATTAATTACGGGTTGTCGGAAAAAAAATAGGTGACCGACTGGCCACCTTCGGAATACCTCAAGAAAAAAATAAGGTGACGCCGGAAGAAACAAAGACAAGAGATAGGACCGAAGCGGCCATAAGTAGGACCGAAGCGGACCCATTGCAACCCATGATCAGCCGCAATCAATCAACGTCAAACTGTGAGTTGGACAGCGACACCATATAAATAAGGTGATGCACCGCCTATCGTGTCACAACGCCGTGACCCAGACACCCCCAGACCACCCCTTGCGTTATGTTATAACATGACACCCGCGCACCCCCATACGGGGGGCCGACAGGGGCCGCGTATATATAAGACCTAACAGATATTTTTGTCATTTTAAGTCCTAAAGGTTACCCCGAGGTTAATCACGAGGTAATCCTAAAGATACCTAATGGGGGAGGTACATGGTGGTGTACATCCTTAGCTTACCCTGAGGTTAAACACGAGGTTATACTATAGTACCCTATAGGTGTATCTTTGGGGGATCTATTCTAGATACGGTGAATAATTAATTATCCTTATTTCATTGGGTTTCTGCGGGATTAATCACCGTTACTAGAAAACCCCAAAAGGATAACCTCATGCACCCTTATGTAATCATTGGAACCCCTACTTGTTCCTACTGTTCACAGGCGAAAGCCTTGTTGATGGATAAGTATTCTGACTACCAATATTATGACCTAGAGAAGAACCCGTGGGTCCGATCATTATTCAAGATAGCCAAGCTAAAGACAGTGCCACAGGTGTTCTCTCCTGAGGGTGATCTAATAGGTGGCTATGATGAACTTGTGGTTCACCTGAACGCCATGAGTACCCAAGCATGATTGAGATCAACCAACTGGTAGATGTCGGGTTCATTGTCGTCATCATGTTTATGCTTTGGGAGAACCACAAGACCCAGAGGTTACTGGAGGAAGTGGCGTACCAACACAACCAACTCACCGAAGCCTTTGAAGAGTTTGGGGAGGCCGTAGTGGCTGACCTAGAGGATGTTGCTGACGTACTGAATGAGGATGCTAAGAATGATTGAAGTTACTTACATTGACCGCATGGGCAATGACCTGTCCGTTGCCAATGCTGCTAGGGTATCCTTTGGTAAGACCAGTGAGATGGAGGATGACCCTTGGGGTCCCCCGAAGCTCAAGACCAAGGATGATAGGTTGATCCGTTATTTGGCCAAGCACAAGCACATCAGTCCTTTTGGCCATTGCTTTGCATCGTTCCACGTTAAGGCCCCTATCTTTGTCGCTAGGCAACTTGTGAAGCATAAGTTTCTTAGGTGGAATGAGATCAGCCGTAGGTATGTCAGCGACACCCCTGAGTTCTTTGAGCCTAAGGAGTGGCGTGGTCAATCTGCTGATAAGAAGCAAGGTAGCTCTGGTGTTGTCCACGATGTGAACATCAAGACCACACAACGGTTAGTCGCTATGCTTTACGATAACCTTCTGGAACAGAACGTGTGTGAGGAACAGGCCCGTATGGTGCTACCTCAGAATACCATGACTGAGTGGTACTGGTCGGGTAGCCTCGATGCCTTCAGTGATATGTGCAACCTCAGATGCAAGCCTGACACACAGGCAGAGACACGAGAGGTGGCACGACAGATCGACCACAAGATGATTGAGTTGTTCCCTGTGTCTTGGGATGCCCTTACGGAGAGTGATGATGACAGGAAAGATTGAAGTTAAAGACATCAAGATCAACGAAGATGGTGGTGCTACATATACATTCGATCTAGACGAGAAAGCCTCTGGGTTAGCCCAAGAGGAAGGTCTAAAGCTCTTGCTGTACTGTGGTCTTACCAAGGTTGATCTTGATGATGTCTATAATTGGATACTCGATCAGGCCGAGACTCCTGAGTCCATATAAGGCCCCTAAGCACCTTGACCCCATGAAAACACGTTAGGCCCCTCTAGGGGGCCTCTCCGTGGCTCTCAGAGCTACCTAAAGGATGTGAACATGGTAGCTTCTTCAGAGATGATCGGTCGCTTAACCTTATTAGGGTTAGATGCGTTATCCATGAACTTCTCTAGTTCTCCATCTAAGAGGCTTTGTTTGTGCGCTTGTTCACCTGCAACCTCGTCTTTGTTCATCTGTTCTACGAAGTAACCCACGGCCATGCTTAGAGCATCTAGGCGGTCATCGTGTCTCAGTGAACCTTTGTCGGTTGTGATGCGTGTCAGTTGATAGATCAGCATCTTGTGGAACCTTACGGCTTGCTCGTATTTCTGAGCGGTCCTGTAGTCTTCCTCGATCACCTTGGGGTCCATGACGAGCTTGTGTCGCATCATCACAGGTTCAAGTGTGTCGATAATCCTACGTTCCTTCTGCTTACTGTGGCGTACCTCTTCGATCAACACGGGGTGTATCTTACTAAGCACGGGTTGTAGCAGTTTCATGAACATACCATCACCAAAGTTGCTCTCGATCACAACGTGATTAACCTTATATTTTTTTGCGATATGGCTGAGTTCAGTGAGCGTGGTATCATCATAACCACCACTGAGACCCCCACAGGCAACCACATAGAGATAACCGTTGAGCATCTTAACGACAGCGTAGCCTGTTTCATCTGCCCCACGACCACTAGGGTCGATGGACATGACACTACCAGTGAAGTCACTAAAGACATCCCCCACGTTCATTGGTGGGTACATACGGTCCCCTCGCATAGCTGCGTTGGGTAGATCGTTTAGCGCACGGTCCTCTAGAGGTCCCCAAGTTAATCTCAGGGGTCCCTGTTCATCGTCTACGGACATGATGATCATATCTCGTACCTTGAGAGGGAAACGCTCCATATCTGATAGCTGGGTCGATAGCATGAACTGCATCGCAAACCCTGCTTTACCGTAGGATGCTTCTCGCTCCAAAAGGTCAGCCTCTCCAAACCGCTTGGGGTCAGTAGGCTCTGTAGGTTTGAGATCGAGGCTCTTGATGAACTTAGCTAGGCTCTCACCGTACTTATCCATCTCTTCAGCCTTAGGCATCCGTGCTGGCCAGATTTGGCATTGATAGCCACGTTCAGGGAGTTTCCCGTACAGGCTGTCTTCAGTCTGAGGGGTCCCCAAGAACACCACACGGGATGTCGGGAGCGGTTTAAGAACCGCATCGAACTCTTTGATAGTCTCAGCTAACTTGTCGCGCATCTGTTGCGTACCAGAGTTATTCAAGACCTCAATATCGTCTGCTACGATCAGGTCAGCACGAGACCCTGTGATCTGTGAGGTGATACCCACGGATTTAACACTAGGAGACTGCGAGGCTGTCGCTGGGCCTACGTCAAAGCTGATCTTAGACTGCCGTTGTTCTGATCGGGGCTTCAGGTACTCTAGACCCTCTAGCTCCCATATGAGGCGCTGACAGAATGTAGAGAACGCATCGGCACGTTCCTTGGATGCTGATACAACAAGTATCTTAGCTTCAGGGTCTTTGAGAAGACGCCACACGACATAACCCGCTGTGAGGTGTGACTTCCCTACCCCACGAAAAGCCTGAATGATGGAACGCTTAGGTCCATGCTGCAAGTAGTCTGCGATATCTAGCTGTACTGGGGTTGGCTCTGGAAGGCCGAGGTGTTGGTGGATGTAGTAAACGAATATCTTAAAGTCTGATCTTATTTTTTTGTGAAATGGGGTTTCAGGTATAGCCATAATTATCCTTGATCAAAAAAAGAGGTCCCCTAAGGGACCCCTAATTTTTTTACGTTAAGTCTACGATTTCGCAGGACCCGCCAGTACAAGCCAATGTTTGTGACCCGATTGTTGTGTCTTCCTCTTCGTATTCTTTGAGTTTCGCCCAATCGATGCTTTCAGGCATAACAGACAACAGCTTTTTGTAATCTGACTTACCTACTTCCTCGTATGGAGCCTGTTGATATGTGTGTTCCGAGTAAGGCAGGAACGACACACCAGACATCTCGTCAAAGTTCTTGTAGACAAATGCGCCTACCTCAAACCATTCGTCAGAACGGACATTTATAGTCACGCTAGGTTTGTGCTCACACCATGAACGCTGGTAGGCCAACCACATCTCTAGTTGGTCAATCGCGGACATATCTGAGGTGACCACAGCCTTATCAGGGGCCTTCTGTGGAAAGCTAAAGACCATAGTTTGGTCAGGCTTAAACACATCAGGTTCTGAAGGAATACCTTGATCAACCATGAACTGTGTTAGAGGGTCTTTCATGTCACCACGAACACGCCGAATGTAATACTCACTATGACGCGCGTGTATCCCACTCGCAGAGTCACACAGTTGTGACACCGTTCCCGAAGGTTTATTGCAAGTAATAGCTGCGGATACAGGGATGCCTAGCTTTTCAGCCCACAACTTATTTGTTTCCACTGCGATCCACTTTAGGTGCTCAAGTGTTTTATCAAGCCCTGTGTTCTTCAGGTTCATTAATGGATTATCCATTACCCCCGTGAGAGACACACCGAGCAATCGTTCTTCGGCTGTATTTCGTTGCCACACTTTACGCAAATATGGGAACTGTATGAAAGTGGACTGAATAGTTCCGAGAATAGTCGCAAGTCGAACTTTTCGTTCCAAGTCTTTAATATTGTCTGTAGCACGAACCACGACCTCCGTTAGGTTGCAAAACTGATACGGTCGCAAAATTATCTCCGAACACGGATTAGTTCCGAAATCGTAAGAGTCATCCCTGCGACCATTCTTTTTAGCTTGTTTCTTTGATGCTTCACGGTTGAAGATACCACGTTCACCAGAGCCTGACTCAACCAATGCCATCCACTCACGCATGAACGAGAGGCTGTCAGGCTTCTCAGTGTAGGATACTGAGTTGTTAGCCAAAGCACGTTGTGGGTCATTCTCCCACCACTGCCCTGACTTGGCATGGCGCATCCGATCATCCGAAAGGTTTGACAAGCTGATCATTGCAGAGCGGCGTACACCACCAACAACGACCACCTCACCGATCTTACACATCAAATCATGGCACTCCAAGGATGACAATTTACGACCAGCGGCTTTCTTAAAGACATCAACAACGAAGTTGAAGAGATCGACAAGAGGCGCTGGGCCAGAAGCACGGCCACCAAAGGTTTTCAATTTGGCTCCCGCTGGGCGTACCTTAGAGACATCCCAAGATGGAACCTCACCAGAATACAGAAGAGCAATGAGTTGCCGCAGAGCTTTAGCCCAACCTTCTTTGCTGTCTTTGACGATAATGGTTGTATCGCTATCAAACATCAATTCAGGAACTTCTGGCAATTTATTAATGTACTGCCGCTCTACCGAGAACCCCACACCTGTACCACACAATAGGATAAACATGGCTTCATCAAATGATTTGGGATCGTCTACGGGTAGATAGGAACAGTTATAACCTGCGGTGTTGTCCCGCTCCAAAGCAGGACCTGAGGTCATCAAGGCTCTCATAGAAGGCATAACGTCTAAGCTAAGGATAGCCTCACGGATATCTTTAACAGCGGAAGCAGATAAGCTGTCTTTTCCCTGTAGATTTTTACCGACAACATTCTCGATATAACGCTCTACTGTTTCACTCCAGCTTTCACGGCGTTGCTCGTCATCGAGCCACCGTGCATAACGTGATGTGTGAATAAATGCTTGATAGTCTGTAGGTAGATAGTTGTTCATTCGCCACGGCCCCGCTGGTCTTTGTCTTCTTTCAGCCAAACCATTCGATCAATATCCGAACGATTAATTCCGATATCTTTCAATTCACGATCTGAAAGCCTGTTAAGTATTTTGATTGCTGCCCTGTGTTCTGACCACATGACGCAATATCTCATGAACCTAACGATGATGTTGTTTACGAACCTTGTTTTCATCGGTTGTCACCTGAGCCAGCTAAGGTCCCACGCTTCTTACGTTCCGATAGTTTTTCAAGGTTCATCTCAGCGGTGCGGTCTAGGCTTTGGCCTAAGTCCTGTGAAAGGACAGCAAGATACCAAAGAACATCGCCCAACTCTTTAGCGATTTCCTTTTTGGTTTCTTTATCGAATACACCTTGATTGTCACGATAGACCTTTTTGATCTTATTCATGACCTCACCCGCTTCTCCTGCGAGACCAAAAGCTGGGTATGAGATACGGTATTCGGTTGGGTATATTGCGGTCTCTATTGCCTTACGTTGATAAAAAGCGAGGTCCATTATTGCTCCTAAGTTTGGGTTACCTAGGAACGGTGATTAATGGCCTCTAGTTGTAGTATTCTTCACTATCGAAATCAGGCAAGGCTTCCATCAATGCGGTAAGCCCCTCATTCTCTGACGCAATAGCTTCGATATTATTGTCCTTTAGAAACCTAATTGCTGTAGACAACTCAGCGGCACTTGCCTCACCACTCTGGATACGAGCGAGTAAGTCCGCCGCGATTGCAGAGTGTAGGTTTCCTAGTAATTCTTTTGATGCAGACATATTATCCTCCTGCCATCTTTAAAGCAGCAATGCGGGTCTCTTCGTTACGTCTGAGCCATCCACGTCCAAATGTGGAGAATGTCTTCAGGCGGCGATAGAACGCTTCACGCTCCGCTGCGTATTGTTCGATGATGTCTTCTGGGTCCATTCTACCGACAGCCCCTAAGGTCTGAGGACCTATCGCTCCGTCCTGTGGTACACCCACGACCTTTTGGAGCGTCTTAGCTCCTCGACCCACCCCGCCGTTAATAGAGAGGTCAAAGACCGCGAAATCAACGCCAGATGGTAGATCATCACATTTAGCTCGATCCCAATAGTTACGCTTGTATATCGGGGTAACATCGGCAACCGTGAGTGCCTTCATGTCATCTACAGTCACAGGCGCATCGATCCACCCCTCGTAAACCGCTTGGGTAACTCCGAGATTTGTCGCGCCACCGGGATCGTCTCTGTGATTTACAAACCCTCCCTCGTGGTGGAGGATCATCTTTAAACTTTGTTCAAAGTTACTTTTCATTTAGCAGCACCTTTGTATTTCTCGAATGTTCTCATGCCGCCTAGGCCCAGAAGTGCCATGACTAAGCTCATTAGTTGTTCACCCGCTAATGTAGGTAGTTCTGCGGGTAGTTGGGCGTATGCGTTTATAAGGCCAGCGAAAGGTAAAATGAGGAACTGATAACCCAAGCCACACGCAGCGACCCAGCCGATAGCTGGACGCCACCCAGCGACAAATATTGATCGATGCTTTGCACCTTCGATATTTGCCGCCGCTTGGAGCATATGCGGTTGCTGCATAAGCGCAGCTAATTTTAGCTTTGCAGCTTCCCGTTCTTCTTCGGATGTGAAGAGTTCGTCTAGCCCTTTCGCAAGCCCATCGACAATACCGCCGATTGGGTTAAGGTTCATAATGTTTCCTTACATTTGAGATTTTAAGAAAAGTACAAAATAGAAGAAACCAACCAAGCCACTAACGAAAAGTGCTATGGCAACACCTACAGAGATTTTAAACATCATGTCTTCCCGTAGGCGCTGAGATTCCTTTTCAGCTTCCCTGCGATTTACTCGCGCTTCTTTTTGAAACATCAGCCAGCTATCCCATAGACCAGCGCGTCCTGTGTATATCATGAGTTGCTTTAGTTCAGCTTCAGCTTCCTTGATGGATTCCAAAGCCATGAACTCTTCTAGGTCTGTAGCTTGCTGGGGTCTCAGCGCACCCATAAAACCGTTGCGCTTCTTTTGTACTTTTTTCTGGAGTTTGTCTTTGCTCTCGACAATGACGCCTATCTGTTTCGCACAGTCGGCTATTGACCTGCCGTTTTGTACGAACTTTTTGACTATGCCGAAAGCAGCGTTACACGCGGCTAGTTCAGCAAGCATTTTAGTTCCTTAGTCTCGTTGTGCCATCTTCTCGACAGCACCACGGATATGTTGGATGTTTTCATCGATACGGGCCATGCTTACGGCTTGGCTTTGTACCATGTTCTCGACCTTCGACACGCGCTCAGAGAAAGCTATGAGCTTCTCAGTGTTCTGTTGAATGTCCGCCATCATCATGGAAACTGTCCAGACAATGGCGGCTGCTTGTGTGATTAGGCCAAGAAGGAGAGTTGCGGGGACACTTCGGGATATGTGCCAACCCTCTTGGGTGGGCATTAGGGCGTATCTGGGAACGATACGTTAGGCCAGTCATCTGTCGATGTGATGTCACGCAATGAAGTCCTGTACGCAACCCACAAAGCCTTCGCTTCCTCAGTTAATGGACTGTCTGGCAACTGCGTCCAATCGCTGTCACTGAGTAGCTGATTACGTTCGGTGCGGTTAACCTCGGCGTAGTCAACATAAACCCTTCTGTATCTTTTAGGTGCAGATGGCGGTAAAAGTTTAGTGGTTTGATCCTCTACTTTATTAAGCATATTAAAAATTCCCTATGTGACCTCTACGCCGCTAACATATGTATCGTACTGGATAACCCTTGGTATATTAACTGGAGCTGTTTGGTGTGGAAATCCAGCCATTAAAACTTTAGTACCGCCACCACCCATATCAAGAATTGTTGTATTACCAGTCGCCTTCAAAACAGTTACTGTTGGTGTGCCGCTATTAATATCTACAAGAGCAGATTGATTATAAGAACCGTTCCTAAATAAAACAATGCCGGGCGCAAGCGTTGCAGAGTGATTTCCGCTAGTAGTTGTTGGCTCCGTCCAACCACCAATGTAGCTGGTTGCTGTAACCTGACTTACGAAACTGTTTGTATCCAAGTTGTAAGCAAAGAAACGCTTATCCTGCCATTCAACAATGTAGGCTGTGCCATTACTAGCTACTGTAATTCTACCACCAAGATGTTCACTTTCATTTGAGTGGTTAGTATTGAAGTTAATAAGCGTTCCATTGCTAGTGTTTGCTTTGTAAACTTCGGAAGCACCCCCAGAATGACGCATGTAAACAAAGCCATTGTAGTGGTCAATCCAACCGGGGTTAGAAGTACCGAAACCGGGAAAGTTTCCGTTAAGACTTAGATTGGAGTGCTTAACAAAATCAGAAATTCTTATTCGTTTTATGTGGGTTTGAGCGGAGGTGCCGTGACAGTAGATATAAGTAGAATCAGACGCAACAGCAGTAATAGTAGTACCCATAGCCACACTTGCTTGCTCAGTACCATTTTTGTCAATTATTTTTACATTCGCGCTAGCATCAGCGTAAGCAACATAAGGAACACCACTCTTTAAAAAGCCAGTTGCTGTATTGGCATTGATTTCGGAACCAGCAGAGGACCTCCCAGCTTCAGCCGCCGCAGCAAGCACTGCGCCTTGGCCCGCTGGATCTGATGTAATTGCAGCTTCGTAATAGGTATTACCACCACTAGAGTCTGGAACCATAATTCGTATAGTTCCGTAGTCTATCTGTTGTTCTTCAGCTTGTATTTCTAAAGTTAGACTTGAGCTTGTGTCTAATATAAGTGAGCCGCTATAAATTGAGTTCCTTCCTACATCATTACTAACAACAGTACTTCCATTAACTTTTAATTTTGTTGGGTAATTGTAAGTTGTTGCATAGTCTGAATCAGTATGTCTAATTTCTACTGCTACATCCTTAAGAACCGCTCGTGTTGAACTGTTAGTTGACGCAAGTGTCAGAGACGTAGCAGACAAACTAGAGGTTGCAGTTTGGTTTTGTAGATTTGAGAAGACCTTTAGTGTATCAGCCATTATAAAGCTCCATATTTTAGTAAGGCTGCGGCTGAAACACCGTCAATGCCAGTTAAGTTAGATGCGCTCAGTGCGGGTAGCTGTCCTGACCCATCAAGTTGAACGACTTGGTTTGCACCTGTGCCAACATCGAGTGCTGACGCTGTGCCTAGTCCTGCGATTGCTGTAGTGAGTGCTGTGGATGAAGCCTTTGCATTAAGTTGTGTTTGCAAGCCATCTACGTTTGAAATCGTATGGTTGTGGCTGTCATCAGCTATCGTAGCAGTGATGGTTATGTTTGATGAACCATTGAAAGATGCAGAACCAGAAACATCACCAGACAGCGCAATGTTTCTTGCTGTGGCTAGTGTGTTTGCTGTGCTTGCTGCAATCCCAAGTGCGTCAATGTCCGACTTGGTTTGGTCAGCAGTCGCGCCGCTTTCAATACCCGCCAGCTTGCTTTCTTCAGCGGTCGTATAAGATGCTGTAGTGTTCTGGAGGATAGCTGAGAAAGCCTGTACGTTAGTGCCAATAACTAGGCCGAGGTTTGTCCGGCTAGCTGGAATGTCCGCAACGTCTGACAAGTTATTTTGAGAAAGTAATGCACCTGAGAGAGACGCATAAGCCGCAACCCATACACTACCCTCATATACCTTCATGGTATCGTCAGTCGTGTTGAAGTACAAAGAACCTGAAATCAACGGGTTACCATCGTTATCTGTGGTAGGGTCCGCAGCCTTCTGGCCTAGATACCTATCATCGAAACTATCCAAAGCCTCTAGTGCAGCATCTTTAGATGCCTGAGCAGATGCGGCAGATGATGCAGCGTTGCTTGCGGATGTAGATGCTTCTCCAGCTTTGGTTGTGGCTGTCGCAGCGTCTGTAGATGCAGAAGCCTCACTTGCAGCCGCATTTGCCTCACTGGTCGCCGCTGCGGATTCCGAAGCCGAGGCTGCGTCCCTAGCAGCTTCACTAGCAGCTTGTGCAGTTTGACTAGCAGTCTTCGCGGTTTCTGAAGCAACCTGTGCGGTCACACTGGCGACACGAGAGGTCTCACTAGCTGTCGCGCTTGTTGCAGCGTTGCCTTCGCTAGTCGCTGCATTAGCTTCGCTAGTCGCTGCATTAGCTTCGCTGGCCGCCGCATTAGCTTCACTTGAAGATGCGTTTGCTTCAGAGGTAGCAGCCGCCGCCTCACTTAATCCAGAGGCAACTTTAGAAGCCTCTGACGCTACTGCACTGGCTTGTGAGTTAGTCGCATAAGTAGATGCTGTGTTACGGCTTATCGCCGCAGCGTTTTCACTGTTGGAAGCCTGTACCGCACTGTTCGCAGAAGCAGTAGCTGAGTTAGCTGAGTTGACCGAAGAAATCTCAGAGTTACTTGCAGAAGCCGCAGCATTGTTCTTATAGATAAGAGCGTTAGCTTCACTGACACCAGCGGCGGTAGCTTTAGATGTAGCAGTAGCAGCATCAGCCGCAACACCAGCCTCAGAACCCGCAGCGTTTGCCTCAGATACCGCAGCAGCCGCCTCGCTTGCAGCCGAAGCCACTTCACTGGACGCAGCAGCGTTTTCACTGGCCAAGGCCGCAGCAGCCGAAGCCGCAGCGCCTGTTTCAGCAGTCTGTGCCGCTAATTCCGAGGCCGCAGCGTTATCTTCAGATGTAGACGAGTTTGCCTCAGAAGTCGCCGCATTGGTCTCGCTTAGAGCCGCAGCTATGCGGTGTAAATCAGCTTCCGCAGCGTCAGACTCAGATAGATTACGGAACGCTTGGGATTCATCACGGAGAGCTTGTGTAGCATCACGGAAACCTTCAGCTTCCTCTTGGTACTGCACGGTGAAGTCAACTTGGTCCAAGGCTTCCTGCATAGAGTACAGCAGGTAATCCGAGTTCTTGTTGAGGTCCGCAGCGAGGAGTGCAGAACCATCAGAGAAACTAATGGGCCGCGTGGTGATTGGGGTATTACGGCGGATTTGGATTTCTTTACCTGCCGCAATAGCACCCCCGATACCATCGGTTACTCGTACTGTTGTGTCGTTAAGTTTTGTGAATGTGTGACTAGCTGTCGGATCAGCGTTTGATAGACCATCGATTTCAACCGTAATGTGGTCATCATCGAGGTAATCCCAAGTGATCAGGTAGTCAGTCGTAGTGCCATCGGCTATGTAGGCCGAGACAGAATACTTTACCGTTGGCATATTTATATCCTATTGTTCTTGAAATACTTCATTAAATCTACGGAACCGCTCACGGCTGTTCTTGGAGATCGTAGGTGCTTGCTCAATTAACTGAGACTTAATTGTGTCAATCTTGCTTTGCTCACTTTGTTTTTCGAGTTCCATATATTCAGGAATTTCACTCTTAGCTTTGTTTCTGTAAGCGTTGATAATTGTGCTGACGATCTGGCCTTTAGTTCCTTTGGAACCTAGACCTTTAGTGCCGTCTATTGCTCTCTTGTAACCGTCTGACGCCATGACTTTTGCTAACTGTTCACGCATGGTCAAACCATCAATCAAGGTTGTTGATGTTTGTTCTAGAACTTTGTCATAGATCGACTGAGGACCATCACCGTAAGGAATATCCTTTAGGTTTTCGTTCTTACCATTAATGAACATCGTGGCGCTCAACTGAGAGAAAGCTGTTCCATCAGCGATAGATAGGCGGCTTAGTTCACCTACGACAGCATCCTCTTCACGGTAATTACCGATATTAGATAGACCCATAGGATCGTACTTAGGAGTTGGTCGTGTAATGATTTCACCTAAGACATTACGCTTTGGATCAACATCCTCATACAATCCTGTTCTGGATAGCAAAGTGTCAGTTACACTCCGTACCTCACGGAACGCTTCATCACCGTTAGTCTGGTTTAGAATGTTAGGAACAAACGACCCTACCATGTTGTAGAAAGCCTTCTCAGACTTAATGGGATCACCTGTCATCATACCAAACAGATCAGCTAGACCTTTGGTAAATGTTTTGTTGATTGTGTTCTCAGCAATAGCAAGGGTTAATGCTCCTGTTATGTGCATCTTAGAGGTTTCACGCTCGTTATAAGGGTCACGAACAATCTCGTTAACGTCAGCAAATATGGACAACACGTTAGCCAGTGGCTCAAGACGTTGGTATGACATCCAATAGAAGCTACCATCCTCATTATTGATTTTGATCGAATAAGGTTGGTTGTTCTTCAGCCATTCAGCACGGATACGAGGATCAGTTGGCCCTGAACCTGTAAAGTCCCCACGGCCAGCCAAGAAGTACCCTACAGATGTAAGAGCTACACCTGTCATGATCTTACCACGGGCTTGAGCCGCTAGGATAGGATCACCACTAAACAGGTCATTACGGAACCTTTGTGACGCAAACTGCAAAACAGGCATATTCTGAAACGATTGGCTAAGGATGTTGATAGGTGTCCGAACAAACGGAAGGATGAAACGGAACATTGCTGATCCCACACCTTCACCGCGTCCTAATGACTGAAACTTCTGACCAATTGACCCTGCTTCAAGTGCTTCCGTGAAAGATGCACGTTGTGACTGTAGAAGTGCGTCTGGTCGAATTGCGTTCCCTTCTTTACCAAAACTCTCTGCAACATACTTATTTATGAACTCAGAGCGTTTAGCACCTTTAAGTCCTAGATTGTCTGCCTCCATAGCTGCGTCAGCCATGATGCGACCACGATATGTTGACTGCTTGAAGAACTCGTCCATTGTTAGCAGGAAACGTGAAGGCATAGATATGATCTTCATTGGAAGGTTTTTGGAACCCTTACCAATGTCTGTTTGCATATCGAATTTAGTGGAGAGAACATCTAGAATAGAGGTGTCATCTTTGAACGACTTTGTGGCCATCCGTAGTGCCTCTAGAGACGATGATAATTGATAAGCAATGGTTCTCACACCGTGTTTAACCTGCCCACCCATGATTTGCTGTAAAGGGATCATAACAGAGTTAACGGCTGTGCCGATCATGTTGACCTGTTGTGTACCAACACCAGACAACAGAGCGTTAATACGGAAGTGGTTAACCATATCCATAGTCTTCTGTAGGGACTTACCAAGACGCAACGAAGTCTTCAGAGGTTGATCAGAGTTAACAACAGCTTTAGCCACCGCACGGGCGTCTGAGTTTTCCGCAGAGTTCTTGATCATATCCATGAGCTTTTTATCTTTGGTGCGTGTCATCTTCATAGCGTTCAACGCACGACCCACGTTTGCTCTAGCTGCATCAACGGACATCAAGACATTAGCAGCTATCTCACGGCGAGCATTAAAGGCCATCATGACCTCTTCCATGCTCTGATAGTTTCCTGTGACCTTACCGCTATCAATCATCTGACCAAGTTCTTTAATCTCAGTCTCCATAGCTAGGAGCATACGATCCTTAGCCATGATATCAGCCGCGAGTTTGTGGTATGGGACGTTAATGCCTCCTGTCATTTCTGCCAAGAAAGCCTCTGGGTCCTTACCAAGCATATCAGCCATGTGCCGTACACTCTTTGTGCTTTGTGCTTTAACCGTTGACCAGCGTTGTACGTCACCGCCGCGCATCGCAAGAAACTCTTTTTCCATAACGTGCTTAACTGCCGCCATCTGAGAAAGAACATCATCATAGTCGTTCATAGTATCTACAGAACGGAAAGATAGTTTAGTCATCCGAGCGGCTTCTTGAGGATCAAGATCACCAATTTTGGTCATCATTCGGATGTTCTCGATTTGCTCTGAGGTTAACCGATAAGGAACCTTAACAGCTTTAGCGATCTCTTCCGCTGACTGCCCTCTGGGAGCCTCTAGGTCGAGCGACAGTTGCCCATCTGCATTTTCCTTAGGGAAGACCCTATCGGTCATGTCTATGGTCTTCTGGGCGTCCACAGCGACTTCATCAGCCGCCTTTAGGATAGGTGTATCAATCTCTGCGGCGAACTCTTTAGATGTAGCTAAGAATTCCGCTGCGGCTTCTGTATCGCCGTTCTTAGCCGCTTTAGCAGCCTTGAGGCCGTAGAATATGCTTTCAATCGCTAGACCAAGAACACTACCTTCAACCACGTTACGCGCACGGTTCTGCCACTCAGGATCGTCAGGGTCTGTAGCTAGGAGTTCTGTCATGTACCCCATGTCAGCACCCATGTCCTTCAGGGCCGCTGTGAGGTTAGCGTCATTGGGATCAATGATGACCCCATCGACAGCCGCACCGATAGCGAGACCTTGAACAATCTTGCCACCTTTTGCGACCTTAGATGCAATACCCAAATAAGGGACAGCAAAGGTAGTAAGTCCTTGTACAAAACGCCCTACCCCTGTGTCAGCGTCATCAACAAAGTCGATAAGACCGTCACCGAGTTTACCACTGGCACGGAGAGCCTCATATTCCTCACCAGAGACAATCTGGAACCCCAGATCGCTCGTAGCAATGACACGAGACTTTACACCGAAACCTAAATCAGCAATCCACGATCCAGCCTTGAGGAGACCGTCAGCTACGTCTTCAACACCCGCTAGGGGTGCTTGCACGAGAGTGTCGTACATATAGCCATTCTTCTCGTCATCTTGTGGGGCGTCTTGTGGGGCCGCTTGTGTAGCCCCACTTAGAATTGTTTCAGCTTGACCAGCACCGTGAGTTCTATTGAACCACCCTATAATACGAGGGTCTTTTTGGTGCATCTCCTTCAAACGGTCGATATGGGATTGAGGAATGACCAAGGCTTCATCTTCTAGAGTTGCACTTGCTGTGTCGTTCAAATATCTCTCAGCGGCCCCAACACCGTAACGGTTGTTGAAAGCGCCAAGAACATCAGGATTACCTCTGTTTTCAAAGAGACGATCCAGAACCACCTGAGATGGTTGCTCTTGGTTGTTTTCCATATTTTACCTTATTTAAATCTTGCCATCGCAGCTTTGAGAAGTTGCTGGGCAACGTCTGTATCGATAGTCAAACCTGTTTCTTCTTGAATGGCGCCTAAATCTTCAGTTAAGAATTTCAACTCTTGGTAATTAGTTGGTATCGTTAGTCCAAACCGTTCTTGTAGGCTTGTGAGTATTAGATCGAATTCTTCAGGAGATACATTGTCCACAACTATTTCATTCAAATCTTGAACAGCTTGAGACGCCTCAGACATCAACTTTTTATCAGCAACAATCTTGTTTTGACGTTCAGTCTCTAACCTTGCAGCTTCAGCAGCGGCAGCAGCATCAGCCTGAGCTTTACGCTCTGCGGCTTGTTCGTTTGCTTGCTCCATTGCATTTTGAACTTCAACTTGTGCTGGGTCCTGAGGAACAACGATAGTACCTTCTTCAACCTGTTCGCCAAACAACACAGCGTCACCCGCTTGAATATCGATATCAAGTCGGCCACCCTCTTGAGCGTCCAACGCTTTATTAGCTTGTTCAGCGGAAATTAGACGGTTTTGCTCTGCGTCAAACGCTTGTTGTTCTGCCAGCAATCTAGCCGACTCTTGTGCGAAGTACGGGTTAGCTGTCCACGACAAGTCCCCGTCATCAACGGCCTTCTCAAACGCATCAAACTGTTTATTAAAGAGATCAGGATCGTTCTCTTTATAGAACTCCATGACTGAACGCTCTGCATTAGCGATAGCGGCTTTAATAGCCTCAGGGTTATTGTCTGGAACACCTTTGAGGTGGTCATCTAGATAACCTTGGAACCTGATCTTAATGTCATCCGCCATTTCGCCAAGGTAACCCCCACCGAAGGGGTCCATAATCAATTTAGAACCCTCAGGAGACATAGCCTTAATAAGACGGTTCAATGTCGGTTGCTTGAAGTCTTTATATGTCTGGTTGTTATAGACAGCATCTGGGTCTTGGCGTTTTTCTAGTTCACTATAGGCATGAGTGAAGTTTTCATCATTGAACCTGAAACCATCTTTCTGCGCCCCCGAAATCCACGCCAGCATTTCAGATTGGTTAGTAATTGCGCCTGTATCGAAGGCTTCTGTCAGGGCATAATTGTTTGCTAACTCTTGTCCCTTAGGGATTTCATAGATCGTATTAACTGTTTCATACGCAGCTTTAGCTTTGTTCAAAATTTCCGTGGAGTTAGGACTAGAATTAATCATTTCAGAAATAGTAGGACCACCCTCTTTTGTGGGTGTATTCAAGAATTGTTGGAAGGAAGCACCTGCATTAGCTGGGTTATTGTAGAAGTCAGTTACTAATTCTTCAGCCTGACTAACCTCTGCTTCGCGTTGAGCTTTAGTTGCGCGTTCTTTCTGGGCTGTACGGAAATTGATATCCCGTTGGATACCCTCGCCTTGTTTAGTAACTTCGTTCCATTCCGCTGGGGTCAGCTTCAAATCACCGCTTTCTTGTGCCGCTATTAACGCCTCAATCATCTCTGGGTTATCTGTAGCATCAGCAATTGATAGGAACGAACTAATCAACGCTTTACGGGCTTTAGGGCCGCTAAGACCTGTACCATAAGCCTGACCGTTCAACTTAGTGATCTCAGCAATGCCCTCCCCGATAGATATCTCACCAGTAGATATCTTCATCATGGTGTCATCAGCTTGCTTCTGGATCGCCGCTAGGTGGTTAGCTTCCATCTGGTTAGATACGTTGCTCATATGGGCAGCACCCATGTTGAACGTAGTCTGTTCGATGTAAGGCATAGCCCCTGCTAGAAAGTAAGGACTTTGATTGGCTTCATTAGACAGAAATCCGTGAACTTTTTTGTTCATCCACTCACGGAACTTGTTGGGGTCCGTGCTATATTTTAGACCAGACTTTTCATACTCTATTGTGGCGTTCTCTTTGAACTCAATAGCC